CCGAAACTTGAGGATACAAATGTTTGGGATACTTCTCGGTCTGTCGGCCCTTTGTGCTATAGTCACAATTGGGAATCTCTTCCAGTTGTGGTCTATATCCAAAGACCTTCAGCTCGTGGAGAATCACCTCCATTTGGTAGCTCTCAAGTTATCGAACGAGGTTTGTCTTCAGGATAGGAAAGCGAAACAGCGATGAATTTCTCCGGAGACTTTGACTGGTCGGCTTGGTTTGCCGGCTTTATCATTGACTTGGTTACTTTCATCGCCGAGTATCTTTTCCGATTCCTGGCGTAGCTTTCGCTACGCTGGAGGAATTGTTACCCTCCTTACACCAGTAACACAGAAAAGGATCTATCGTGCCCTCTCTTGATGTTAATACCACAGATGCATTTCCTCTCAGCGTCCATGAATACGATCTCTTGCCCGGGTATTCTTACCCGAACTTGGGGTCGCCCATGACGCTGCAGTCGATGTATCTGGAATTTCCATTTCGGAGATTCAGAGAGACTACGCATAGAAACTCGCCTGTGGTTGGTGGACCAAAAATTCCTTCCCCTTTCAAACTTCGCATGCTCGAATGGTATTCGGAAAAACCGAAAATCATAGAGTTTATTAACAAGAGAAACGTTCGAAGAGCGTTTCACTTGGCGAAGGTCGATTGGAGAAAGAGACGCCCCGTCAAAGGACCTCAGGACATACCGAAAGGTTGGGAGCTTAAAGAACTCCCCACCGGCAAGTATGCGAGGTTTCAGACTGGAACGAGCCCAGTTGGTAAGTTGTCCATCTTTCGCAATCAACCATTAACGGTTCAACGTCTCCGGCCTTCTTTAAGGCCTTGGAGACGCCAGAATCCGAATTTGGCTTTGAATGCTTGGGTGAATGATCTTACCTATTGGTCTCAGGACGGAGGTTTGTACGGTACCGGTGCTATCGGCATTTGTAATAATGCTGACAATAACTGGACGTATAATCCTCCTGACGGCGGAGGGACAGCTTTAGGGGCTATCATAGTGGATGGTCATATGAGCCCGAGTTTTTTTGAAAATCTCGGTTTCTCGTCCTCCCCATTTCAAAACCCCGAAGCAAATCCCGTCGACCCGCAGAATCTTTTGATTGAGTATGCTGAGCAAATTGACGAATTAAGCTATGTTGCACTTAAACGTCATTATGCGAAACTGCACAACCAGAAGATTGACCTTGCGACTGAAACAGCACAAGCTATGCAAACTGTCAATATGATAGTTGACATAAGCAAGCGAGTGGCCAAAGCCTTTCTAAGTCTCAAGAAATTGAACTTAGTTGGAGCTTTCCAAGCGTTATTCCCTACTTCCCGAAAGGAATTAGCGAACGACTACTTGGTGTTTCAATATGGAATAAAACCTCTCCTCGGCGATATTCAAGGCGCCGCGGAGCACCTAGCTGACTATGTTTTGAAAGCTAGGCCGGTTAAATCCAACGGTCACGCTCAAAAGACCTACCAATTCGATGTGCCTAGCGTATTAGAAACTACGCCTGAACACTTCAGTTATTGGAGGTATGGTTCGAAGACTGTTCACATCAGAGTCAAGTATGGCTCCTTGTTTAAAGTATCTTCTGACCTAGAGCGACAAGCGGCTCAGCTGGGCATAACTAACCCAGCTAACGTCATTTGGGAACTTGTACCTTTCAGTTTTGTTGCCGATTGGTTTCTTCCAATTGGTGACTTCCTGTCAAGTCTCACGTCCCTGGATGGCTTGGTTCTGAAGGAGTCTTATAAGACGGTCTTTATTGAGATCGTCGAAAATTACTTCGAACAGAACGGCAGTATCGAATCTGCCACAAACCAGAGCCTACTCAACAGTTTTCCGGCTTATACATTAACCGGATCACCGAAGATACAAAGCAACGGGTTTTTGTTCTGGAGAGGTGGTATGAATGGATCTTACTCTCGGACTGTTTTCTGCAAGAGGGAAGTAATTCCCCTTCCAGATGTCCCTAAGCCTAGATTCAAATCACCCATCTCTAAAGTACATTTACTCGAAGCTCTGGCTCTTTTTACTCAACTTCGTGAAAGGTAAAACTCACAATGGCTGCTATCGCAAACATTGTTCTGGGGGATAGCTCACAATCGTACACAGGCTTGACAGCCGGTACGGAAACAAGCTATACCTTCGCCCCTGCCTATGCGCAGGCTCCTGATGTTATGACGTGGCTAGCTCCTGGTGAAGATGATACTATCGACGCCAGGCACAAAGTCACGTTGTCCGTCAGACAGCCTGCAAAGGGCAGTCAAGTCGCTCGGGTGACTGCAAAAGTGGTCGTCCCTGTGATGGATGCATCTTCGCCGAAAGTCAAAGTCGGTGAGGGGATTTGCACTCTCGAGTTTGTCATCCCGAAAAGGATGACGGCAACAGAGCGCAATCGTCTTTGGGGGTTCGCTGCAAACCTGTTGACAGGGAGTGAGATTTCTTCTCACGCCAATGCCGACGGGGATGCGAACGATTACCTCTGGGACGGCATCGTTAACCTGCACGCGCCTTTCTAGGCGTTTCCAGGTTCACAGGTGGATAGGAGGCTCTAAAACTTCCTCTTATCCATTTTCTCTGAAGCTTTAGCTTCATCGAAAGGAGTATACTTTGAAGGTACCCTTGTTGACTCGACGAGTCATAGAGAACTACCTCTCTGCGATTGATACGCCTCGCTCTTTAGCTATATGGCTTATGTTCATTAACAATGAGCATGACCAAATGGTTGATGTTATTTGTGATCCTAAAGATTACAATGACTGCGAGGCTTTTCGGTCGGACTATTTGGCTTCTAAGTTCCTATCGAAAGCGACCTTCTTATCTCTTAGGAGAGATAAGAAATCCGTCGCGATCGAGAAGTTCAGAGAGGCCGAACAGTTATGTCGTCAGACTAACCAGCGCGGATTTCGCCATTGGAGCATAAATACCTCCATCGGTGAATGGTTGCATAACGCAATCATTCGAAAAATCGACGCCGTTCTAGGTGAGTTTGACCCCGACGAGTGGATAGATCTCTGTAACTGGGGCCCCGGCTCAACACTTGATACTACGGGTGTTGATACGAGCTCAGTTAAAAAGTTCCGGTCAGAGACTGGGACAACGCGTGCACTTTACGACCTTATGAAGGACTGTTACGCTGTCCTGTACCCTACGTGGGATCTGTCTAACCAACAGATTCGCGCAGGGAATAAGATCGTGACCGTCCCTAAGAATTCGAAAACGGATAGAACCATAGCCATTGAGCCCGGATTAAATATCTGGTCTCAGCTTGGCATTGGTAAACTAATCCGCCGTAGACTTCGAAGGGTGGGTATTGATCTCAACTCGCAAGAGAGGAATCAATCGCTCTCTAGAGTCGGGAGCAAGCTTAACTCCCTTGCTTCCGTTGATTTCTCTATGGCGAGTGATACCATCTCGATAAGTACCGTTGAGGCTCTTTTACCTCCTCGGTGGCTTACCCTGATGTCTATCATGAGATCAAAATCCGGCCGTCTTGGGAAAGAAGTTATCCTTTACGAAAAGTTCTCCAGTATGGGGAACGGTTTTACTTTCGAATTGGAGACACTAATCTTTTATGCCATTGCCGTCGCTTGCTGTGAAGCAAACGGCGACAATAGGTCTATGATTAGTGTTTATGGGGACGATGTAATTATTCCCCAGGCTTCTTTTCCATTATTCCGAAAAGCCTGTGAGTTTTATGGCTTCCTTGTTAATGACCAAAAGAGTTTCTCTGATGGTCCTTTCCGAGAAAGCTGTGGGACTTACTGGTTTAACGGAGTTAGCTGCAAACCGTTCTTTTTAAAAGAACTGATCAACTCTATTCACGAGAAGACGAAAGTCGCTAACGGTATACGTCGAACTTCATTTCACGGGGGTTCTTTCCCGTATTGTGAAGCTAGATTTAAACCTGTTTTCGACCTCCTGGTACAAAGCAGCAATAAACCACTGTTTATATCAGACGGCTTCGGCGATGGTGCTTTCATCGGTAACCTTGATGAGGCATCACCACCTCGTGCACGGCATGGTATCGAAGGATATTTTGCCATGTCGATCGTGACCGCACCCTTAGGGTACGAGAGTGACCATCATTCAGTCTTGCTTGCAAGGCTGAAGGATCGCAGCGTGGATATGCACTTTGGTAACTTAGTGCATGTCAGACGGCGGACAAGATATATGCGAAAGCGTATACTCGTCTCTCGGTGGTTAAACCTTGGGCCTTGGATGTAACGAAGGCTTTTATTTGTTTAACCTTTGGTCATAAGTGACTTGGGTGGGATCTTGGGAAACCTAGATTCCAGAGAACTGGTTGTTAGGGCTTTGCTCCACTCACCTTTGAGTGGAGCTGTAATTCCGG